TCTGATTCAACTGTGTCTGATAATTCTCTTAAAGCTACTCTTGCATCTACAACATCTGCTGGTACATCTGCTCCATTATCTGCTTCTCTAATTATATACCAATCAGTCGCTGCAAGTTTATTCCCTATTTGTGCTTTAAAATTATTGATTGCTCTTTCTTTTAATTCTGCTAAAGTTTCACTCCAAGTAATATCTTCTGTATCTTTTCTAAATACTGATGAAGCTGAATCAAAATAGATTTCTCCAAGTGTGTGTATTCTTGAATCATAATTTTCATCTATGATTACATCAAATAATCCTGCATTGCGAAGTTCATCCGCAGTCATTCCTCTTGCGTTTAAGTGATAACCTGTTGATGACCTAAATTTATTAGGTACATCTGGGTACGTTGTGATAATTCCGTTATTATTTACTGCTTTCATAATTATGCTTCTTTTGATATTGTTGCCCACTGTTCAGTAGCTCCGTTAGTTGATACAATTTGAATTAAGTTTGTTACAGTACCATCATAAGTACCGCTTATTTCTTTTACACTTGCAGGTAAAGTTAATGTATAGTTACCGTCAATTACTAAATCTATAACCATTCCTGTTGATACATTAGAAAATGTTAATGTTGTATTTGCACTTAATGTCTTTGTGTGTACTGCAGCTGCTGACCAATCAACATCACTTGCTGATATAGTAGCTGAAGTAGTAAACTCTGCACCCATTTTAGCATAAGTTACTCCATTATCTTTTATTCTTATAGCATCTGAATTTGTTTCAATTGTAGAATCATCAACATTAACAGTTAAAGTTACATCACCACTCGTACCACCACCAGTTAGACCATCACCTGCAGTTACACCTGTAATATCACCTGCAGATAAAGTTTGCCAAGAAAAACTACCATCACCATCTGAAACAAGATATTGTCCTGATGTTCCATTACCACTTACATTTAATCTTTGTGCATCAACGGCATTATCTGCAATTAATGTGCTAGATACTTCACCTGTCGAAGATGTACCAATTAATGTACCTTTAGCAGTTGATACTATAATACCTGTATTTGTTAATGTCAAACCAAGTGCATTACCTGCACCATCTGTCAATGCTTGTGCTGAACTATCAATTGCACCATTATCACCAACTTTAAGCAGTGAAGTATAAGTATCTTTTATTTTATTACCTGTTAAACTTGCCATATTATATTAATTTAAATTTGTTCCCATTCGCTGTTTTCGTGATTCCATTGGTGTGTATTTTTATGCCAATATGATTTTAAATGTTTTATTATTTTAATTACCTTATTTCCAATCTTCGGTAAACCTAGTCCAAGCCCTAACATATTACTCTATATAAGCTATTATTTTACCTGATGCCACACTTATAGTGTGAAATGTACCATATATAATCATACCTGTAACAAGTTCTAAACTTGTTATTGAAGTATCTCCCCCTGTTGCTGCATTTGTACAAGTTATTGTTGAATCATCCATTGCTTGAATTGCATTGTATTTTTCACCAACTGTACTTGTTCCACTTGAAGCAATTATTCTTAAACCAAATTCTCCAAATGCTGCTTTTTGATAATTTCCTGAATAAAATAAATCGTTTGACATAACTAAATAATTTACTACAAAAATAATAAATTAATAATTAATGTTTTCTACCTTGACCTCTATACTTTTTTTTATAACCAGTTTGCCCTTTCGAAGCATTTTTACTATGCCTTCCAGGTCTTTTTTTCTTTGGCTTTTCTATATATGAAACATATAATTTACGTGCCATTAGTTTGATTTGTTATTAAACTTTTCAAAAGTTCTCATTCCTCCAAGTCCGAGCATTCCAATTAACACTGTCATTAAATGTTCCATTTGTAGGGCAGGTGGTGCTGATTCAACTCCAACATACCAAACAAGTAAATCTCTTAACACAAAATTATATGCAAGTGCAAAACCACAAACCCAACCTATAAATGGTCGCCAACCTGCAACAAAAATTGTTCTGTGCTTGGCTTCTTGTTCGTTGATTTGTGCTTGTAGTTCAATTAATGTTTGGGGGTCTATTTCTTTACCTTTAATTAATTCTCTAATTTCTAATCCAAGTCCACTAATATTATCACTTGTTTTAAATCCTAATAATTTTTTTAAAAGTTTTAGCATTTTAATCTATATCTAAATCAAAATAAGTATAAGTTGAATAACCTTTACCTTTTTTTCTTTTAGCTTGATATACTAATTTTCTGTTATTACCCTTTACATAAGAAACGTGAATCCAAGCAGGATTGTTATCATCACCTAATTCCCATATAAGTTTATCATAATCGAACTCATTTTTAATTATATAAAATAATTCACAATTAGGAATACCTGTTGCATCTAAATCTATTGCACAACCATCTATGTGTTGTGAAACTGCTGCTGCACCACCTATAGCATCATTTAATTCTTTACTACGATAAAAAGATGTTACCAATATTGGTTCACCTATTTTTTCTCTTAAAGGTTCAAACAACTCATTTGCTAATACTTTCATATTTGCTAATGCTTCTTCTGTGGGTGTGTTATCAATGTCTAATTTTTTTGCAGTATTAGAACCTGTTGCTTCTTTCCAAGAAATATGTTTGCTAAAATTACTTTTTTTATTTTTTGTCATAATATTTAAATTTGTTGTACTCTGTTTGATATATCTATCAATGCTCTAAAATATGTTTTTTCTTCATCTGCATCTTCAATATATGAAATACCTTCAATATTAAAAGTATATACATTAAAATTATTAGAACTTAAATCAAAATAATCTGTTTTACTTGTTCTAATTAATTGCAAAATACTATTAACTATTGAATTAGCTTGTAATTCACCACCATCATCAGATAAAAAAGATGTTACTACTTCAATACGAGTTACACATTCTGTAATAAATGAAGATTGATTGTCATCTATATTTGATTCATCATTTGAATAAACTATTATATATGGTTCATCTTGTGTGCTTGGCACTCTATTATAAACTGGAACATTATTACCACCTAAACTAACATTTCCATTTAGCCGAGTAATAATTTTTTGTCGTATGTAATGTATTACTTCTTTCATCTTCTTAAAGTTCTTTTAATTTTTGTTTCAATATTTCTAATTGTTCTTTGAACTTCTGCTAAAATATTTTTAAAAAAGTATTCTTGTTTTCTTTGATTTTCTGTGCCAAATTCTAAATAACCAGAATAAGGTGCATCTGACCTTATAGCTTTGCCGTCCCATTTTACATTTAATCTTAAATTACCTGTATCAAAAGGTGCATCTTTTTTTACTTTATATGCAGCATTTAATCCACCTCTTTGAATTTCTTGATAAAATCTAGTAGAACCAAATGACTTTAATTTATTAATAGCAGAGTCAAGTTGCTGAACGTCTTGTCTATCTACATTTACATTTATATTCATAATTAATCTCTTTTTGTGGCAATTAGTTTAGTGTAGTATTTATAATTAGCATCATACATATCATTTATTTGATATAATCCTGATATATTTTCTATTTGTAATAAATCAGTTGTTAAAATATCATCAGCTGTTTTTTTTCTAATTAATAATTCTATTTGTAAACTTCTTTTTTTTCTACCATTTTTACTTGTAACATCACCTTTTATAAAACTAACATTTGCCCATATTGTATTTTGTGTTGAATTTGTAGATGTAAACCCACCAAATCCATCACTTGTTTTTGATTGTCTTTTAATTAAAACTCTTTTATCTAATTTACCTGCATTCATTATATAAACATTGTTTTAAATCCACTTAATGTATTTTTTACACTTGTTGGTATTTCAGTCATAACTCCTTTAACATAATCTGACCTATTATCATAATAACTAGATACTAATTGTAATATTGCTTGTATTAATAAACTATCATTCATACCTGCAGTAGTATAACTAACAATTACTTCTTCTGATGGTAAACTACCTAATTCAATAATAGTATCATCTAATCCATAAGTTGTGTAATCTGTTGTTGCAGTACCTTCTACTGTTATTGATTGTACAGATGCTATTGGTGAAAATGGCAATACAAATCTATTATCTACACTTGCTAAATAAAATTTTCTAGTTTTAGCAACTATGTCTTTTGTTATATAATTTTCAATAACTAATCTTGCTTCAGTTATCATTCTTGCAATTATAGTATCATCTGCAGAAGTATCAACTCTCATATAATCTTTTGCATTTGCAGTTGTAACTATTTCTGAACCTGTTGTGGCAGTAATTTTTATTTGTGTATGAAATTGATTCAACTGATTACTTCTATATGCTTTCATATTTTGTTAATTTATTTAATACAAAGATAAAAAAAATGCACCATAATAATTTTACAGTGCATCTTTAAGAAAAGAATAAAGAAAGAAAAAACTATTTGAGACCGAGTGGACCTCATTTAAAATCAAAGTTATTAAAAAATTTTGAATAAGCATTATTTAAACTTAATCTAACTGCTAACCTTTTACCATCATTTTTAAAAATAAAAAAACCTTCAAATTTTTCAACCCAAATTGCAAAATAATCTACATCTTTTTTTTCATAACTATGTTTCCATTGTATATGAACAGTTTTTCTATGTTTTTGAAATCCTTGAGTTGTTGATTTAATTTGAATACGATACATTTTATTTCCTGTATCAGCTACACAATCATAAAAAGAAGTATGAACTAGAGGATAAGAAACTTTTATATCTCGTTTAAGACATTCAATACCGAACTTATATTCAGCAATACAACCTTTCGAATTGCTATCCACAAAAATAAAGTTACAAAAAAAAGTGGCAGTGTAACTAATGACTAATTAAAACACTACCACTCTAAAACTAAATAAAAATGAAAAAATACTCACTCACGAGATGTTATATCAATGAGCTTGTTCTTTATCTGGATTATTCTTTCAAGTATATAAGCATAATCATCAGATGTTAGTTTTTCTTTATGTTCTCTTAAAACATTATTCACAGGTTCTATTAATTTAGATATTTGTGCCATTATCTTATTAACCAAAATAAAAAGTTAATTCCTAATGTTACCCAAAATGTAAATTTTCCTAATCCCCAACAAAAATATTTTAATATTCTTTTTTGTAATATTTTGTCTACTGGCATTTTTATATCTTGTTGTGTTGCTTTATATGTTGTTTTCATTATACGGAAAATATTTCAGATATCAAATATAAAACACAAAACATTCCAATTCCAATTATTATATATGCTATAAATG